TCATCAATAATATACCTATCACTGTGCAAACATTGCGACGTCATCGCACTTCCGCGTGTCAATCTGGGGAGAGGCGGGTTTTATGGCGGGACAAAGTCTGGCGCGAATACGGAAGTCCCCGGGCGCTGTCCTCGGTGCTGGGTGAAGTCCGGTCATTTCCACGGTAATTATCGCTGTTCCGTGCTATTTGGCGGGGTATTTAGGGTCATAGGTGGTTAATTACGGGCGTCGTGTTCTCCCTGCCTTATCTGGCCTCACGCGGTCGGTGAACTTTGTCCTTTTTCGGTTGGGGACATCGCGCCCTGTCACGTACACTGCCCCCCCCCCCCGACCTTTGCCCTTTCCCCGCCTCTAGCCCTTCCCCTTCTCCCTCACCGTCTCCACTCCCACTCCACATTTTCTCCCTTCTCTCACCACCTTCGGATCTCGGTCTCTTTGCGGGTAAGTGTTGCGTTGGGGTACATTATTTCACTACACATTTGAGATTTTTTAATGGCTTTATTCTGATTCTCCATTTTCTCCCCTTATCCTCTTTCCACCTTTGACTCTGGCCACCTCTCTCCAACTCTATTATGTGATATACGAAAGAACTCTCCCAGAAACCATCTACTACTACCCTCCCACGGTCCTGAGGTTACGGTGCATCGAATCCCAAACTTTGCGTACCAGTATCGTCTGTCCCACCAACAGTCAGGTTTGAAGACTAGTCGCTGTTTTGAGTCCACATTTGAGCTGCTGTACTGTCCATGAACAAACCATTTTATGTCTGACATTTCACCTCCGGTGTGTGCACATTCCAGAATCATATAGTGATCCAAGATTTCTATGATATTAATGGCTACGCGCAGAGTGGGGTGGACAAATAGGTTGAACATTAATTTTTTATTAGTTGAGTACTTTCCAGTATGGTTTAATTGCGGTCTTAGGGTCCAGGGTTTGCCTGTGGGTATTTTCCTCCATTTTCCAGTGAGATTGTAGGTGACCTTCATGTACTTGGGTTCCTGCTTCAACAAGATTCTGATGACTTTGTTTTCACAGACATCAATGAAACCTCTGTCGATGACCCATGAGGTGTTGACGATGCACGTGCTTTCAATCAACTGTCCAAAATGGGTCACTCCAAAGTTGAAATTCTTAATTGCTTCGGACTGCCTATCTTTACACCATGGACGCTGCTGTGCGGTTGCTCTACTGCTGCTGAGTTGTATATCATGCCATATCTGTTTCCAAGGGGTGCAGGCCCGCTTTCCATGGAGAGAGGAGCAACATCTTAGGATGACGTGTATAGCTCTGTCATGATGTCCATTTTGTTGCAATGCTAGGTAATTTGGTCCCCAGTCTCTAAAGATGACATGTGGTCTGGTGGGATGTGGGTCCATGTCTTTAAGTTCTATGTTTATGACAGCTCTGGGAGATTTCAAATCATCACAGCGTACTGTCAGTGTGTAAGCTTCCATTCGTACGGGTCCTAAGACAGGCATTAAATCAAATATTTGCAGTGAAAATATCTGGAGTTTGTTGTGAGTAATGTTCTTGATTTTCAGTCTGTAAGTTCCTGCATCTCCAATTTGGAGATTTGTGAGATTGAGGGTTGTTAGGCAGGCTGTTACCCTGTCAGAAAAGTTCTTTTTGTAGCTGCAATTGCCATTGACAGCGATTCTATCATATCGGTTTTCCGTCCAGGGTCTTTTAACACCCCAGAGTACGGTGGAGGCATTTTCAAATGTTGTGAGGCCAAGTGATATGTCTTCTCCTACCTTTCCGTAAACAGCAGATTGTGATGTGATCGTGAAGACCTGTAGGAGGGCCAGCATGCTGATGAGAAGTGGAACGGCCATTGTGTTGGATGACTGAACAGGTTGGTCTAGGATTATATAGTGTCTGAGGGTAAATCATTAGACACACGGTTGAGGGTTTGAAGTATATTTTTTATTTTAATCATCATTTTCATTGTCAATTAATCTGTTACAGTCTCCTCCACCTCTGGTTACATGACCTCTGAACCATGGGGAAGTACTATACCATGGCCCGTCCCTGACATGACATCTTATGCCAAATTTATAATACCACTTTGACCAGTTTTTCCAACAGTCAGGATAGAACACAATGGTGTTATCATGTTTTTCATATTTTTCATATTGACCAATTATATCCCATGTAATAAAAGCTGTAGGTAGACCATTATAGCCACACCTAACTTTTACGCGGTTGTCATAAACTCTTATCAGTTCTACGACTGCTCTGAGTTCATGAGTCACATCTAGATAGAAAGGTATTTCATTACTGTCCATAGGTTTAATGTAGTAGGATCCAGTAAAGTTGAAGGACGGGTGGGGAATGTTCCAATTTCTGCTGGGTGTTTGGACTCGCAAAGTTCCTCCTAGAGGTCTGTGCATGATCCAACTGCCGTTATGCTGGTTCGTTAAGAGGGTGGGTTTGTCTTCACATATTCTGATCGTGTGGTTGGTAGTTACCACAAAAGTGTGCTTGTAACAGTGTCCATCTGGGGGACGTTCGTTGGCAAATTTGTCAAAGTTAAATCCTTTCAATAGTGACCTTGGTCCTCTTTCTTTACACCAGTTTCTGCCAGCCGCTCTGTTGTTACATAAGACCCTGTCGTGATTTATTTTTCTCCACGGTCCACATGAAGTAATTGAATATCTGGTTGCGCAGCATCTGGCTTTCCACAGCATGGGAGGTTGTACGTATCCACCCATGTGGAGTTCCACCAGATATGGATGATGGTTTGTTGTGTAGTGGAAATAATACTCAGGTTCTAGATTTTTAACTTCAACGTACGTGTAACTGTCTTTGTTTTCAAGATCATCACATCTAACTGTTACACTGTACAGAGACATTCTTACAATACTCAATACGGGTTTCATTTGGAAAACAGTCACATTGAAGTAAGTCATGTAGTGTGCTCGATGCACACTGTCATTTGCTGTTTTGACACGTTGCACATATTCTCCAGAGTCCAATTTACTCACGTTTGTCATCGTCAAGTTTTGTAGGCAAGATGTTATTCTGTCATCAAGTTGGGGGACTATGGAGCAGTTTCCATCTTTAGCAATCTGATCTCTTCTACTCTCATTTGTGAATCTGAATTTGGACCAGTAGTAAGTGCCGTTCTCCATGTAATCTCCTTGCAGTGTGAAGTTGTGTCCCACAAGGGTGTAGATCTGCGCTGGCCAGGAGTCATAGTCTGAAGAGGATCCAGTTGTCAGGGGAAGCGCGGTGAGCAGAATAAAGTATAGGAAGAAGGCTTTGGAGTCCATGTTTTTTCTCCCTGGAAAAAAGGAAGAAATAATGTGATAATTTGTGCTGTGGCGCTTGGGTATTTAAGGTCTAAAGCTCGAGTGGGGACGTGATCATGAATTAATTAAGGTGTGGCGGGAGAAATTGGCGGGAGATATGTTGAGTTAATTACTGTGTTGAAGTCATCATACTTCATCAATTTTAAGGTATTTATGGTTATTGCTTTCCTAGGTTCTTGAACTGTCAAAGGTCATGCCTACTTGTCACGGTAGGTTGGTAACAGTCACTATAAAAGCAGCAGAAAGAGAACGGTCAGTCACTGTGTGCTCTGGAGAGAACACAGTACGTCTGCTTGGACCGTTTGATACCTTGGCTTTTTTCTGATTAAATTTTTTCTGCATAGAAAAAGGTAAGAAACAGATTTATTTTGGTGTTTGCCCTGGTATGGTAGGGGGGGTGGGAGAGGGGATTTGATTTTTTCTTTTTTGTATTTCTGTTGTAGATGGTGCCTATTGATTACACCGTGTTTTTTAAAGTCTGTGTGATTTATGAAACTTTGCCAGAGGGTTTGGGGAAGAGTTTGCTCATGGATAAGCTTCGAGTAGTGTGTTCTACGGTGTTACGTGTGATGGCGGACTGCGCTTGCTCACATGAAAAGTTTTATCTTGGTTTGAGTCCCTTGACAGAAGCTGTTGGATTTCTGTGTATTATCGGGGGTCCATGCTATGATGACCGTGATATATTAACTTATGAGGAAAACAATTCATCTCCGATACATCGCCCGTTTAGTGTTCCTGAGATTGTGTCTGAGTTAAGAATGTATATTGAACTGGAATGCAAAGGCAGTCAGTATTGGAATAAGTATGTGGAGTGGATCTGTGATCATATTCACGTCAATCCAGAAAACAATATGTTTATTTATTGATTTTCAGAAATGGCAACAATACAGTACACGAAGCTGTCATCTGCCGCTTTTGATCCTGTCATTCCTTTCCGTGGATACCCTGGCTATGAATTAAGAGTCATTGCTGATACAATTGTTAAGCCTGGATCAAGTGATAGTCTTCGTACAGATTTGAGCATTCGCCTGCCGGATGGTTATTTTGGGACAATCGAGCCTAGACTTGGGGGTGTAGCTTTGGGGACGTCTCAGGGATCAGTCACGGTGTCCCGTAGATACGTGGCTTGTGGCGAAAGTGTTCAAATTATGGTGAAAATTGATAATGATTCTGCTGATGCTTTAAAATTGCGAAGGGGTGACGTGATTGCTATGTTAGTTGTGAGGAAACTAGATAATACAACTCTTTTGAGGCGTGAAGCTGTGTCGGAGATGGTTGAAATGGGAAAGGTTTTAATTGCTGAATTTTGTAAGGTGGATGAAGATTCTTTCTCTCCGATTCATGTAGATTCTGGTTTCATTCTTAGAACTAAGTATGCTTTAATGCTGAATCCTGGCCAAAAACAAATTGTGTTCACTGGAGTTTCTTTTAAATTTCCTGAAAGCTATTATGGCGCTCTTGAGCCTCTCGATAGCATGTCTTGGAACTGGAATGTTAGAATTGTAGCGGGATCTACAGTGGCACGCCACAGTAGATGTGAAGTTAAGTTTATGCTTGAAAATTGTGGTCATCGATTGTTTTGTTTAAACCCAGGGGATAAAGTGGCTTATTTAAAATTCCAGAAAGAATATGGAATGGGCGCGGTAGAGACCTCTAAGGAAAAGATGGGGGTTCTATTGGAGCCAGATGAAGAGATTGCCGCGTGTGCTCCAACCCCGCCCCCTTCTCCACGCAGGGCTGCCCCTGATGCAACATCCGAGGGTCCAGCCCCAAAGAGGAAGCGGGAACAGCAGCCATTGATTCACTCTGGAATTGTGTATAAGATAATGTTAATTTTTGAAAGGATGCTTCCAGACAGGCCTACGACGGACACTCTGGTGTTTGCTTTAGAGAAGATAATCAGGGAACAGAGTTACAGCATGTTAGATTGTGATTGTGGAGGTGAACACTGTAGGCATTGTAAGGAGTACTACCGCAGGTTCTATGCTAATTGCACTAAAGAGATATCTGATAGGTCTTTGACATTCAGACTTCATTTGGCTGGGGAGTCTGTACATTTTACAAGGGATGGGCTTAGACTGAGTAAGATTATGGAGCAAGAGATGGAGAAGGTGACTAACCACTTGGCACTTAAATGTTTTATCAAGGTAGTACCCGTACGCGGAGATTTCAAGTTCATCTAAAAAAGTAGAATAATGGCTGATTCTTCGTGTATGGAGACTACCGGTCATATAGTGGCAACGGTGAGAAGTGTTCCTGCTATCATTAATTTCATTCTAAATTGGGAACTTCCTGTGCCGTGGAAGAGGTTGTTTGCTCCAGAAGAGCAGTGGATCACTAAGTTTCTTCATTTCTGTAACTGTCCTATGCTTGTTCTGAACCGCCAGCATAAGTTTCTGGGAGGGGTGGAGAGGTGGAGTCTTCATTGTCATTGTAATAAACCTTATGGCCTTCAATGTCTCGCTGCAGCTGTAATGATGAAAAGGATTTGTTCTTTTTATATCAGGGGTGGTGGTTATTGTAATAAATATTTGTTTTATAGAGAGTTATGTAATCAAGATTGTTCAAATGCTTTGGCTTTTATAGGTAGCGTTCTTTATAAGGGGGTGCATTATGTGTATATTAAAGCCAGTTACATGTTGATGTACATTTTTCTGAGAAATAATGTATATTTTGGAGAATACACTCCAGTGTGTGGGGGTCATGGAAATTATATAATAATAATTTGTAGAAATTGTGCTGATCACAATGTACAAAAAGCTCAGACTTGCGCCAGCCGCACACGCAAGATCTTGCAGAGTTGTTACCTGACCATCAAGAGAAAAGGTTCGTGGAAATTATTGTCTTCTAATAAGGATGAGAAGTACAGGCAGGCTTGCTTGAGGAAGTTTGCATTGTACGGAATCCCTGTCAACGTTCTCAGTACTAAGTGGGTTTCTTTGTAGTCTTTGCGGTCTGGAGGAAAGTTTCTGCACCTGACATCTCCGGAGCTGAAAGTCCTGAAGCTTGAGACTACTCATCTGAAGATTACCGATGGTGTGCATATGAAAGTGACTGGATATACTGGTCTTCCTGTATTTTTTCATTCTTGGATTGGTGGTGGGACCATAACTGCTAAATATATCAATACAGAACTTGAGACAATAAATGTGTAAAAAAAACAAAGAAGGCATTGTTTTTTTATTCTGTTTCAATGTTTATTTCTCCGGGCAGTATGCAAATGATGCTGAACCACTGCGAAAGGCTATGGGGGTGGTTTGATCAACACTCCATTTGAAATCAATAGAAAATCCATAAATTGGTACGGTATTCAGTGTAATTCTCAAGTTTCCATGTACATTTCCATTGAACGTCACGGGTACATTTATCTCTGATCTAGCAGCCAGGCCTCGAGGGTATATGCTCGTGCTAGGCATGAGCCTCAAAGGATCAAGGGGGGAGGTGGGGTCAATACTATCACCTTGTTTGAATCCCCATGTACCTCTTAAGTCTCCTACGCGTGGGTTTAGGGAGCCATCATCTTCAAAGACTATTTCTACACTCCTGGGAGTAGAATATGAGATGGTATTGCTTCCAGAGGTGAGTCCTTCTATGGCCACAGTTCCCAACACTAAGTCACCGGCTCGGGTGAGTGAGAGCCATATTCGTCCCCCTCTTTCATCTGTTAGATTAACATTAGGCGAGGGATCCGCGGTTGTCCACAGGGTATAGCCGCTTGGGGGATCGGTGAAAGTGATAGCATCATCGCTATCATACTTTAAGCCAGCACCAAGTTTGGTTTGGATCTTATCACCGATGTTCACTAGGCCCGGCCCAGCATTTGTTACTAGGTAATTATCAGCAAATTTTAACCCCGCTCCGAGGTCAAGAGATAGGGCGTTGTTCTTAAATAATAAGCCTGGCCCGTTCTCCACTTGAAGACCATTTATAGTAGTTGTTAAACCGCGGAATATTCTGATAGCTAGTGAGTTATTAGAATTTATGAGGGGATTGGAGTAGCTGATGCCTAGTGAGTTATTAGAATTTGTGAGAGGAGAGGCGTAGCTGAGAGTGAGTGTGTCATTGGTCAGTTTAAGGGGAGCCTGCGCTGTTATGTTGGTTGGTGGTATTACTGTTCCATTTCCGTTTGATGTCACGTACAGGCTATTATTAGAGTCTATTCCAAGTCCTGCTCCCAGTTTTAGAACCAGGGCTGAGTTGGAGTCGATACCAAGGCCCGCACCAAGCCTCAGGGTGAGTGCTGAGTTTTGGTCTAGGTATACCCCTGGACCAGGTTTAAGGGCTAGGGCAGATTGTGAGTCTATATTTAGTCCTCCCCCTAATCTTAAGGCTAAGGCCGATTGAGGGTTTAGGTATAGCCCTTTTCCATCTAAGTTAAGACTCACCGCGGAGTGGGAGTCGAGGGTTACCCCTGCCCCCAATTTTAAAGCTAATGCTGAATCTGTGTTAGTTTCTAGAGGACTAGCTAATTTAAGAGACAGCCGTGAGGTAGTGTCTGTCTGTAGTGGGGCGCTGGTAGCTAGTTGTATGGCTCCGTCTTTCAGTATCAGAGGAGGGAATGGGTTACTTAGCATGAGGTTTCCTGAGGCGTCGAGGGTAAAATAATCTGAGGTAGCTAAGGTTAAGGTGGAGTTGGAGCTGTTGGTTTTAAGGGGAGCGGCATATTTCAGGGATACTTGGCTTCCGAGGTTCACAGATAAAGGGCTTTCGAAGGTGTATGCGTTACGGAATGGGTTTTCAAGTTGGCCTTGTGCATTGATCAGCAGTCCGTCTCCGACATTTAATGTTAGCGCATCCAACGTGGAGGTTAGTGGTTTGGTGTATTTTAAGGATAGCTTGTCATCTTCATATTCAAGTGGGAACTTGGTCTGTGGTGCAGCGCCTCCAATTGCTTGGAGTTGTCCTTGGTTATTGAGGCTGAGTCCAGGCCCTAATTTGAGTCCGAGTTGGCCAGTTTCCACACTGATAGGCTCAGCGCAGTCAAGAGATAAGATGGTGGTGGGACTTTCGGTGAAGCCATCACTGCTATAAAAAGGAGGCATTAAGTTGACACGCCTGTTTGGTTGCTCATAAGGGTATACGGGGTTAAAGTCTGCCACCTCATTCTGATCCATCGCTGAACCTATAAGAGAAAGGGCGTTCCCTGGTTAACATGGTATATAAAATAGGATGTGTTGTAGCCACTTCACTCATTCTTCGGGTTCTTCATCGACAGGATGACTGTTCTTGTACTTCGCCTGTTGCTATTGTTGCTCGCTTTAGTGAAAACGGATGGAGCTGAAGAGAGTGAGTTTTTTGTGGAAGTTGGATCCACTGTTTATGATGATGATGATGATGATGATGATGGCGCCGCTGCGACTGAAACGTCTAGTGTGATTGGTTATTATGAAGAGACCACTACCTCGTTTTGTGAAGCTAGCCATAGAAGCAAGACACACGTACATCGATTGAAAGTGATCAACCACAGTGCATCTTTTAACCTTACTAAGCATTTTGATATGGGGTGGTATTGTGACATGAGAGTCATTTATTTTGGACAAAACTTGGACAGTGGAAGGAATTGGACTTTTCTGGAGTGTGAGAAAAGAACTTGCAGAGCTTTTTATGAAATGTTTAACATCACTTGGACTCCGGATGAAGGGACTATTTTGCATTTTGTTAACGTTTCCCATTCAGATAATGGCTTTTACAAGGTCATAGTTTCTAATGCAGAAGATAGTGACTCTGTGGTTTTGTTTCTATATGTTTCCCCCCATCTGTCTGTATATCTTCCTAATGGCGAATGCAGAGATAATACTGTAAGCGGATTTGCATATGATTCGTGTTCTGGATCTTTGTTGTCATTGTGTATTTTGATTCCTGTTTTGAGTCTAGTGGTACCAGTTGTTATTGTGAGTGTGTATGTGATGTTTTTCCGCAAGAATTCACGATCGGGTTTCAAAATGATTGATGATTATGCGACTTCTGTAGTGTAACGAAAAAATAAAAAACTCAACCAAGCAATGCATCTTTTTCTTCTTTTTTTAAGATGTTACTGACTTACAACGGCCAGCCGGTAGTCTTGCGATGTCGTCGATCCCGCTTTTTTAGATACTTTAAAAAATTTTGTTTTAAAAAGCGGATCCTCTTTCAAAGTTGGGATGACGGGAGTGTTATCGAAGCACGCGGAAAGATAGACATACATGCTTTTGAGAGTCAACTCAGGTAAAGAATTTATTTTTTAAAACATTTTTTAGACAGAGGTTTCACCCAGTAAGTGAGGACATTTTTCTCCCGCGGGGCACTCACGGATTCCCATAAACATTGGATGTCGGGGATGTAATGGAGGGGATGACACGGAGTCTTCGAAGAAAGGCTTGATGTGCTTGAGGTGCTGGAAGATGGTTTTCCCCAGTCCAAATATTATGAAGAAGCAGATGATGCAGGCAACAGTGACTATAACGGTATGGTTGATGATCTGTTCTAGGTTTACAGTTAGCCGATCCGCAGGTACCTTATGGAAAGGAGTGAGTGTTGTAATATCTTCCATGGGAACCGTGGTGTTAGTCGTAGCCGTCCACTGAGTCGGTGTATGCATCGTAGTTATGAATGAACTCGTCTGGATATGTTTGAGGAAGTCCCGAGTATGGATTTAGATACACTGCTGGCACAAATTCTTGCACAAATTGCCAAGATCCGATGCCACCGCTTCGAGGAACGCTTGGAGAAGTCTGTAGAGCGATTAGGTTGGGGGTAGAGAGCGCGGTGGTATTTATCTTACTTCCTCCCGCCAACTGGAATAAGCCATCCGCTCTTAGGCGGTAAGGCTGGGGCGCGGGAAGCTGTTCATTTAGTTGTAGACCCAATCCAGAGCAACCGTTTGTAATAGGGGAACGCCCAATGGGGCCCCCGCCCGCCAGTTGCATTCCGTGTGTCGTCATGGAGTGCTCCAATAATTCATTATCTGGGAGGGTTATTGTTAGCGGTGGATGCGCGGGCGTGTCAATGAGCGCTGCCGGCCAGACACGTGGGTTCAGGGTGTTCCTGGGAGTCTCCGTAAGGGCGGCCTGTCTCATCAATATCTGATTGCGACTGTCACGTATGTCATTAACCCGTTGAATCATTTTATTGCCAGCGCTAAGCCAATTCATTCTCGTGCTGTAATCTTGGGAGGCGCCTGCGGCCGCGCCCATTTGAGGTTGGAACGTCCACACGTAGGGGGTGGGTATCTCCTTGCTCATTATAAATCTCGCTCTCCGGGCGTCTGCAGCACTTCTCGAACAGCGCTTCAGAGTCGGCCAGAGTTCTGAGGAGTTGGGATTCCTGCTTGTGGTAAAGACAGCTGCGCGTTAACGAGCGCAGCGTTCTATTCTTTATCTTATATTCTCTCTTCTGTCCTCTTGTTTGCTGATAGATAGCATACAGAGTTGGAAATATTTGATCTCTCAGTCGCGCGTTGGCATCGGAATTATAGTCCGGGCCTGCAAGAATTATAGTAACGTATCACACTTGACGGAACGTCTACCCCATGTTTAAATAGCATGTATCTCCTAACGAAGCTTATGTTTCCTCCGCTATTTAATAGGCTTTCATATATAAGGCTTCTCCACCTCCTCCACGATTTGTAAATTTTTAGAGGGTTTGAATTCTCCTTACCCTCATTGCTGTATTCCTTCTCGCTCTCAGTTTTCTGCGTGCGCGCTTGCTTGCTCGCTCTGGCGGTTTTGTCCCAGCGACTGCCGGCGCGCTTCCTTTTGTCTATGGTACCTGGGGATGTAATTTTCTGGTCCGCCTCCTCCTTCTGTAGCCCTCCAGGAGTCGTTTCCATTGACTCTATATCCACTTCTATAGGGTCTTCTTCTTCTGGGTCTATGCCTTGACTGTACAGACTGCTCTCCTCCGTTGAATTCTCCTCCTCCTCCACTTCTTGTAGAAGTGTTGTTGTCTCGAGTTTGTGTGCCATTCTGAATGCTGTTGGCTTCCGCAGTGTTCAGCTCCTCTCCTGTTTGTGGATCAATGTAGACGCCGTGGCCTTTTTTAAGCAGGAACTCCTCCCGCGCTTTTTTTATGTTTTGTAATTGGGCCAATATCTTACTCTGGGTGATGACGCAAGCTGATAGCTCCGCCTTTGTTCGTGGGTTTTTATGATCCTCATAATATTGTATCGTAAATGGATAGTAATCTTCTCTGTTAAATTTTCGCAAGTAGGCGCTGGTCCATAAACCGCTTGTAAGTTTTAATGGGGCGGGTGCCTTGCCATCCTCTGAGGGTGGCCCTTGTAACTCAAACGTGCCTATCAATTGTACTTCATTAAGAAGGGCCGTGTTTGTGGCTAGACATCTATGTGGGGTACACAAGTTGCACCTACAGTAGCAGTCTAGTACTCCTTCACCACTGGAATCCACATGCAAGTCATTGTGGTACATGAAGTAATTTGCCAGTTGAAGGAAGTAAGTGTAGGCCCATAAAGGCGGAGGACATTCATGGTAGGTGAGCGGAACAAAATCTGTAGGTAGCGCGGTGCACATGGCTGGGAGAATACCGGAGCGTTCTAAGATAAAGTCTCTGAAATGTTGTATCATGCTTTGATTGGTCAGGTCCGGTAGTCCTTTTTGGAGCGTTTCGAGGAGGTGGTCAGGAAATATGATAGCTGATAGCTCTTTTGACATATAGCTTTCGTTATCCTCCGTCCAGAGGTTCTTTTTTGCTTTCTGTAAAATTTTCTGGAGCTCTTTGAGATTGTTATCATCCATGCATTGTTGCCAGACTCCCATCGCCGTTTGCCAAGTATAAATCAGCCAAAGAAAGATGGTGTCCCTCACATAGTCCATCCGATTTTCACCTTTTAGAGTTTTATGCAAAGTGCTGTGACCAACTCTGTTTTCGTGCAGTATTCCCATGTATGATACAATGTTTGTTAGGTCCACGTTTGATATTTTAATGGCCTGCTTGACGTAGCCGTGGTGGAAAGTGTAGTGTAAGGTCTCCCCTATCTTCTTAATCATACTCTCCGATGTAAAAAAGCGTTTAAGACATTGTAAAAGTGAGCTGACTAATACTACAGCCATCATGGTTTTGCGTTTTTCGCTGATTTCTACGGCGGCTTCTTCTTTTGTGCCTTTGAACTGGAGCCAACGTAGTAGCTCCTCATCGCTGACAACTACGCTGTCTGCTTCTTCTTCTTCTCCGGCTTGATGTGATTCTACGTGTTTCATCACCAATGTGTCCATCACACAGCTCATTATTTTAGGCGGGAGATTAACAGCGGGATAAGCAAAGTGTGTAAGAGCCGTGTTTCTTTTCAACACGGCGGCTCTAGGAGGGTCATATTCTAATTCAATTAAATGGCTGTTTTCTTGTTGCAGAGCGTTTTTGGAGACCTGTTCGTCGCCTAGACCTTCAAATATTTTCCTGACTTGTTCTACGGTTGGAAAATCAGGTATGCGCGCTCCTCTGCTTAACTTCATGATCTGATTAGCTTTTGGTCTGTTTACTTTACACGACAACGGTATCTTTTGGTTCTGGAAAAATAGATGGTAGGTTGCAAGTGTTTCCGGAGTGATGAAAGTAGGATAAAAATTTAAACGGGGATTCGGTTCTACGGTTCCATTCTCTTGTTTTTTTGGTAACTTTAGAGGGCAAAAGAGATTGCGTTCATAGGCTCTGCTGACTTCCGCAATCGAAGTGGGCAATTCGAGCGCATCTCTGAATGCTTCAAGTAGTATGTTAGACTGGCGTCGGATGTGTTTATGGAGAGTGTCGTCGTCTATGTATTCTGATTCATCACTAACGGGACTTGATGGGGGATGGCACGAAATATCCCCATTCTCCTCGGTCTCCGCCTCTGCCCTCGCCGCTGCAGCAGTCTGCTCTTCCTCATTATGCTCAATATCACTGACACCCTCGAGAAGGATTTCAAGATCGTTATGTTGTAGTTGCGTATCAATTGACCATTGCGTCTGTTCTTCTGCCATCTAGAAAAAAATGAGCACCAATCACTACGAGACTCTCAGCAGCAGCGGCGAGGAGGAGCTGGTGATCGACGAGATTCCCAACGTTCCAAAGAAATCGGCCTCTGTACCTGCTCCCAACATGGTCCCGCGCAAAAAGAAGCTATCGAAGCGCAAGCTAGTGGTTGAAAGCGAGGATGAAAGCGATGTTTCCCAACTTCCACCTGCTATGATACCCCCTAAAAAGAAAGTTAGCAAGAATAGATCCGTTCCTAATGATGAGGAACAGAAATGGCAGGAAGTTATAGAAGTCGCCTTGAAATTCATGACCCCACTTAAGGTAGACACCAAACCACTGACCATGTTGTTTGATGCTCCCACTTTTGAATGTTTTAGAAAAGCGTGTCAAGCTTGGCTTAATGAAAAGAAAGTAGTCACTTCACTCACATTCACCAATCATAAAACTTTTGTATGTGTGATGGCAAGGTTCGTTTTTGATTTTGTGATCAAACACTGCCAGCTCCAAGCCAAACACGAGGTTAATTTGTGTGCCGTAGCTATATGGGAACATAAATGCTTAGAGGACCATGGAGTCTTAAGGTGCTTGCATGGTTCAACAATGATTCAGAAGGAGCAAATTATTGAGATGGATGTGACCAGCGAAAATGGTCAACGCGCACTAAAGGAGCAGCCCCAGAGAGCTAAAGTCACCACTAATCGCTGGGGTCGTAATATCGTTCAGCTGCGGAACGATGAGGCCGCAGCCTGCATGTACGATGCTAATACCCAAGCTGGTTCATTCAACGCTAAATCTTGTGGCATGTTCTTTACCGAAGCTTCTAAGGCTGTCCAGGCTTTTCAACAAATCAGAGCCTATCAGGTGGCTTGTTATCCTAAAATGCCTTCGGCGCATGCTAAGATTCTCATACCTTTGAGGTGTGATTGTAATTATCTGAACCCCGGCATCCCACTTCTGGGTCGCCAATTGTGTAAGATAACCCCTTTTGCGTTGAATTCGGCAGCGGGCTTGGATGAAAACATGATTTCTGATCAGGCTATGCTGGCTAGTGTCAAGCATCCCAGCGTTTTAGTGTTTCAGTGTTGCAATCCTGTATATCGCGGCTCCAAGGCCGGAGCCCATAGGAATTGTGATTTTAAAATATCTGCCCCAGATCTGATAGGCGCGCTACAATTAGCCAAGCAATTTTGGAACACGTATTTTGATGATTCCCCACCCGTTACAATTCCTGAGTTCAAATGGATAAACCAATATCAGTTCCAAAACTCTATTTTGCCCACTCCATTCGCAGATGCAGATGAATCTCTGTTTTAGAACATGTCCCTTCCCATCGCTTGGATGTGAATGTTAAAAAAATGTAAAACACTCGATGACTTCAAATAAAGTTCAACGATTTTATTTTGTCATGGTTTTCATTTTATCAAACGCGGTGCGCGACATAATAGATTTAGCATGTAGTCTGAAGTAAGGAGATCTTTCAAAAAGAAATCGATAGAGGTTTTGCTGGTTATTGTACAGGGTTTTTTCATACAGAGGGGAATTCATCTTTGAATTGGGAACTCCTTTTAACAGGTCTATAGCCGAATTGTGCTTCAGTGGATGAGAAGGCCAGTGAACAAAAGCGTAGAGAAATAAGCAACAAAACAGACCGCAAGCAGCACTGTCAGGGCCTTGCACAGACTCAGTGCTTTTGACGAGGGTAACGCATCCTCCAGACGTAGAGGAGATGGCACTACGTTTGAGTAATCCCTCGTACTGAAACTGGTATATCTGACTGAGCTTGGCATCTGAAAAACCAAAAGGGTCAAATAAGTAGAATGCCCGTGTTGGTGGATACCAGGCCATAGCTATCCAATGTATCCCCCCTGTTGAACGGTGCGCGGTGTTCACGATGGCGCAGCACATTTTGTTTTGATTGATGAAGCCGGGAAACGTATTGTCAAACGTTCCCAAGTAGTACGGTTGAATGCCCAAGTCACGCACGAGATGATTGAGTTCCTCTTCGGAGGTTCCCATGCCTGTGATTTTTTATGTGGTAGCGTTACCAGCAGAGAATGGGGTTCTCAGGTACACAGCTTCTATGACTCCTCTGTGAGGTTGGTGAATTCTTGCCACATCAAATACTTCGAATAGCACATAGATGTACGTAGGTTCGTCGATGGGATCCACTTCAAATGTCATGTCCAGAGCATGGGCTGCGTTGGCATACAAAAGATTCTGCCCCAAATCAGTGAGGGTGCCCATTGACATAAAGTTGGAAGAGAATGGTATTCGCCATAGAGTTTTGTCACAGAGAAATTTGCGTTCTGTTCCAGTTGGCACAGCGTTAGCCCCTATAAGAGGATACGGCCAATTGGCTGGGTAAGGTTGACCTTCGCGCATACTAGCCGCGGTACCATAGCTGCTAAATCCAGAATTGTTGTGTTGATTTGCAACCGCAACCGCAAAGTAGTTCGCCATAGCGAGCGAATTTGGAATCTGGCGACACATCGGTTGGAAGTTTCGCATGAATGAGTATGTTCTGTCTTTATAGCCATCAGGCAAGTGGTATCCTTGATATCCTATGTTGTAATGCGCCAACATCTGCACCAAAAACCAGTCTTTTGTCATGTTACTTTGAGCCACATTGTATCCTTCTCCATCGACGGTTCTCTTGATTTCGAATTCGTTAGGAGTGAGGAGTCTATCATTGCCAGGCCAACTCACTGAGGAATCAAACTGGATAGACACTTTTCTGAAAGTATGGCTCAAGTAAAACGTTCCATCTAAATACGGTATGGTACCCGAGTAAGTGAAGTACGGATCGAAAGGAGATCCCAAGGCTGGTGTCTCTTTTGTCTTGATGCGCGTGAAACTCCACCCCCTGAATGCGGCCCAATTTCTAGAAGGTATCGAGATTGGAAGTTGGGTGGCATTAGCGGGGACTGGGTACAACATGTTAGCTGATGACAAGTAGTCTATGAATGATTGGTCATTGGTTTCGTTTCTCAACATGGCCTCCAGAGTGGAAGCGGTGTTGTGAGCCATAGGGAAAAATGAAGCGTAGAGATTGACGCTTTCTATTGTGATAGACGCCCCGTCCACCCTCAGGTCATTTCCTAGGGTGCTTTGCAAGATCATATTGACATCTTTTCTGAAAGACCATTCATAGGTGTAGGTTCCTGGGAGCAGCATGAGATTTCTGATGGCGAAGAACTTTTGGGGTATTTGAATATGGAAGTTGCAATATCTTCCATTGCCCAAAAGTTGGGAGCGGTAACGCAGACCGGCGTTTCTGTGGTGATTAAAAGGGTTCACGTCATCCATTACACTGAGTGACCAACGAGCTCCCACATTCACGTATGAATCAATCAAACCGGCTGCTGGCAGTCTTCCATTCATATAATCATAGGTGTCTTTGTTGGCAGGCAGTGTCACGTTAGCGGGTGTGATCTTGTAAATGTCAGGAAGGTACATCGCAACGTTGGAATACAGAAAGCCCCTCCATAGGTTGGCTTGGATGTTCATTTCCAAAGCGCTAATATTTCCCCTGTGCACCCAGGATGGGCCAGCGGTGTTTACTGCGGCATTGTTCCCTTGGGAGACTTGGGTGGCTCGTGATGGAAGCATACCAGGAAGAGGGAAAGCATAATTAGGCATTTCATCTTCCACACCGTGACTCTCTATGATCCTGACATCCGGATCATAACTGTCTATGGCCTGATTCCACATACTAAAGTATCGACTTCTGTCCGTCAGACTGTCCAACATGAGCTGATAAGACAGCTCTGTGTTTCTATCTTGAAGATCCACAACTGCATTCAATTGGGAGGCTTGTCCCGCCAATACTCCCAGATTTCCGTTGCTGTTGTAGTACATCAAGCCGATGAAATTGTCCCTGAACGCGATGTAGTTAGGTCTATTCGGTGCAGCCTGTTGAGCTAGAGCCGCTGAAGTATTAGCTTGGTTGTCTGGAACTTTGTAGATCAAGTGGGTATCCGGAGTGTCGAGGTTCACTTGTTCCGTGTACATGACCGTATTAGGGGCTGCTGCTGCTTCTCCGGAAGCGAAAAATATGGGGGTTGCGTTCGCAACCCCCTGTCCCCCGTTTTCATTAGTAGGACGCGCATATGCGCCATATGCAGGCGCTACCGGTGTCTGTGTGTTAGTTGCTCTTCCGGCGACGAACCTTGGACCATTTCCTGCGATGCTCGTTTCCTCGAGCCAAGACTCACCTCCTAGAGCCGGCTGCGGTTGGTATGTGCCATTTATATTCTGATTATTGACTTGCAGACCTTGAGCGTTAATGCCTGATCCCTCAAACGCGGCGGTGCCAAAGGTGCAAGTTTTATTTTGACCCGCATCCAATACTCTGTACTGACAATTGAACGGAGCCCCCTTAGGCGCGAGCTGGTTATACTGGGTTCCACTGTAAGGCTTAAAGCTAGGACCTCTGTCTAGAGTTCCTCTGATATCAAAGTATGTGCTAGCCATGTCAAGCACCCTGTTGTCTCCAACTGCAAGCTGGAAGCGGGTTTTATATGTGTACTGGGTGTCTTCCTTATCCACCGGAACGAAGCGTAACTGCAGTCTCTGTGACCGCTCAGTAGTCACGTCGTGAGTGGGCGCCACCGTGGGGTTCCTGAATTTGTTGCCAATATTGAAATAGGTTTCGGTAGCGCGAGCAAACTGCACCAGGCCTGGAGATAGGTACTCTGACGCATCTTGGCCTGCGATGTGCATGTAGGACCATTGTGGCATCATCGATGGGGTAGCCATCTTGAGACCTATCGAAAGCAAACACGCTTAACTGTGGTTGACGCACCAATGAATTTTTTATTGTTGTAATTCAGTAGAAACAACGTCTCCTCTTCGCAGATCTGACTCCTAAACCCACAATGCTATTCAATGTGCTTTGCCAATTGTGTCCACGCATCGGACGGAAGATACTAGGTTGACTGATCGGGGCTATCGGTATGGGCTCGTCTAGTTTAACGGGCTCACTAGATAAAACGGGTTTAGCCATCGACGGATGCGGTCTGGTGGTAGGCACAAGTGGCGGAGGAGGGCTTTTATCGGGGTATAAGTCATCATAAGCTGGAGGTTGTTCATTCATGATTATAAGTTCTTCTTCATCGTCTCTGGGTCTCTTAATGTTGACTGGGGCTACGGGGGGTTCCATAGTAGGAGCGGGTTTCGTTTCCACCTGAGGTGTAGGTTCAAGAGGAACTGGTACTGGATTGTCTAGCCTTTGAGCAATCTTTTTATCCAGTTCCTGTCTGGCTATATCCAACGCGCCGTGAACGCCAGCGGCGATGCCGTCCACGATCTTTTCTTGCACTTTAGTGTCTTTCAGTTTATCACGCAGGGCTTGTCCCGTGCTAGAATTCCATGTCTTGACACCAAAGTTTTTAATAGTGCTTCCAAAGTTTTTTAAACCGCTCCACAGACTGCCCCAGTTGAAAGCACCGCCGCTCATCGCGCTGGTGCCAATCTCAGACCCGAGCATGGGCCGTGTGCCTCTTCGTGGGGCCAGTGCGGAGAAAGTAATGTCTTCCATGTTCACTTTTTTGAAGATTAAGCTGGCGGCGGACGTAAAGAAAAAATAGGAAAAAAGAGCAAAATATGGCGTTTGATTTTTTAATTGTTTAGCGCTTTTTAGCAGCTAGAGCAACAGATGCAATTCCTGGTATGGCTCCTATTGCGGCAGCTATTATTGGAGCGAGGAGAGGCAGGAAGCCGCCACGCATCTTTCTAGAGCGTCTTCCTCCAGAGATGCTCCCCACAGTTCTTCTCCTCCTTCTGGTAGCGACGGGTATGCGTAAACGGTATGTGACTCGCCCTCTGCGCATCTTGTTGAAGATTACTTTTTTCTCCTGCCAAAGGGGGACGCGGAGCATTCGTTTACTAAACAACAATTGAGGGGTGGTACGTCACGCGGGGTAATTGCACCCCCTTAGATGTCACAGCTGGCATTCTCCAGCGGCGACGGCTTTCCGCAGCGCGTCTACGTCGGCGACGTCTACGAGTACGCACGACTTTGGGTCCGAAGGTTATGCTTGGGTGATACCTCACTCCCTGTGGAAGTGTGGGTCTGCCTTTAGTACTGGGGGGAGTTGCGGTGGCGATGTCACTCAGATCAGTTTGAACCTCACGAGACACCGGTACTTTGATATCGACGGTTTGAATGCCTATCTCAGGCGTCACTTGTTTTATAGGTCTTATTTTTATATCTTCTATCTCCATCTTTGTCTCGGGAGATTCCGACTTTACAAAAAGCGAACTGGGGCCTACATCCATCATATCCTCTTCTTTAACAGTGATTGTTTCAGTCGCGGGATAAGAATTATGATTTCGAGTTCTTTTAGCCGGCACCATCACTTGAACAGTTGGCTTCAATTCGGCACCGTGTGCGCGTTTTATTCCAGCTATTGGAAGCACGGTCTGAGGAGTGATTGGAACCAGTGACGGGGTCTCATTCTTGGTATCCAATACCAAGGCTTCCCCAGTCCGTCGCCGCTTTCCATATGCAAATTCTCCTGTTAACTCAGCCGCCTGCTGCAGAATATCTTCATCGGCATAGACTTCATCATAGCCGCGTTTAGAACGTACCCCTGTACGTTCACCAGGAGTGAATGTCACCACAGTGCCGGGGCGCAATACTCTCTTGACTTTGCGACCTTTCCACTGATAAGGTCTTCGAGGCGCAAAGGTGCGCACAAATTCTACCTCGTCATCATATTGCAAACCTGATCTCCTCTTGCGATCTGATTTCTTAATCTCAACTTTCACTGTCTCACTCTTTGGTAAGATCTTAATCTTTCTTTCTTGTTTTGGGACGACTCTGCGTATTGGGCGCGCAAGTGTACTAGAACTGTAATGTTCGGGATAAGCAGAAGTTAGAAGTTCTTCTTTTATCAGGCGAGAGACGGCCGCAGAAGTCATGATAGCTGAACAATAACACGTCGGTGCCGGTGGTTCTGCGCGAAACAATGTTTATTTGGCATACACACGTAAGTGATGGGTCTTTTTTTTTTGGTAGCGGCTTACAATCGACGGGTGCGTCTTGTCCTAGCTCTGCGTCGCCTTTGTATTCTCTGAAGCGCCCTAGACAAAAAGGATGTGCTGGCAGAGGGTATACGTCTCCCTCTCCCCCGCCTACGTTTTCCACGCCTCGCGCGGCGCACCACAGCTTCTATGGCATCATCTACTGTCGTTGTAGTCACGACCTTCCGACCGGATTTACTTCCCCACCGAGCTCTAAAGTGTTTACGCACCATTACTGGGTGTGACTCGGTCCAGCTTTTTGCTCCACCGTACATACTTTTCATTCCTAAACCCCACCCGCTGTTATTGCTAGGTGAGATAAGAACTGCCATCTTTTTTTCTTAAAATGTTTTGCTTGAGAGCACTTTGGGTACTATGACACCTAAGCTCTTATAGACGTAAGGACAGATCCTTCTTCGCGCGTCTGTCAAAGTGACTCGCTGAACGCCAGATATACTGTTCTTTATCGGCACAGTCCCGTGGTCCGTCAATGCGGGTACGTTTTCGCAGACTGATGTGATAGTGGAAGATGGAGGCTGCACCAAGATCTGGTTGGTGGGGAATCGGTTGAAAACGTAGGTCTGGTTAGTTGCCTCCTGTACCATTTGAGAATAAACAGCCGCTGCATTAAAATAACTACGTGAGACTAACGGAAGCAACTCAGTGCCAACCACGGGATAGTTCGAAGGCCGTTGGGAAGCCCTGAAAGTTACTGGCTCTTTGGCTAGGTCGGGCAAGCTCCAGTATATTTGTTCCACTCCACAAGTAACATCCGGCGTGGTTAGCAACGTTACGTTGCGCACCCCTTTGCTTCCTCCGTAGTTATAAGACAGATACCAACTTCGATAAGCGGTGTCCGTACCGCCTGCTCCATCTTCTCCCACATGATAACTGCGACCCTTATCGTCCTGTCGAAGGGGCTTTATGTCCGTGTTATCTGCTGCGTATGCATTTACATCTAATAATGCGGGAATGTTCCCACCCACAAGGTCGTCATACTCTATCACGAAGCCTTCTTGGTAAGGATGTCTCTTACGAATGCCTAATAAGTTATTTAAGCGGCTAGTAGTAAAATCCACAGCACAACCCGGTAGCAATACTATGTCAGGATGGAAGGCCAAGTAAGTATACACCCCGGCCATGATGAGTTTGGTAGCAGGGTCCCACCCTAACTTGAAGTTGCGAGTGTCAAATTTGACACCGATCTGATCCTCTTTGACTCCTTTCAATCTTCCGTTAGCCATGTAACACTCCACTATCGCATTATTCATGAGGTCTATTACAGTATTGTCAGAATAATTTCCCTCGGGAATAGTAAGAGTGTACCACTCGTACGTTGGGGTGTTATTTTCAAAGGAGCTCATCATTTTGACCCTGAAGGAATTACTAAACATGAATTCTGTGACATTTGGGATGTTCGTATGAAGAATACTTTTGAAGTCTGCTCCCCATCGAGACCTCTCGTCAAAGTTAATAGTCTGCGTGCTAGCTTCCATCGGAGTAAAATCACTGTTTTGTACAACACTAGTGAGGTAATTGCTATGATCATTTTGGTAATTCAGCGATGCAATATCTGCAGATTTGTTATCGATAAGATATATCTTAGTTGTGTCATGTAATGGTGGAAGTTGACTATAAAGAATGCTATTTCTTCCTTCTGTCGCAGACATATAACGCGGAGGCACGTGAAGATCTTCAAACGGTACCGGCTGAGCGTATACGACAGATTCATAAGAGGGAGGTGGACTGATAATTCGTTGCATTTTTCTTCTACACCGAGAGAGATTAAAGAAAAACAGGATGGCCTTGGTAAGTCAACTATTTTTTTTATTTTTGTAAGTACAGAACTTAGAGATACATTTTGCCTCTAGGTCTTAAATGTTTGAAAGGATCATGACCCGTGCCTGTCATAGAGTCGTCTCCATTTTCCTCTTTTTTCACTTTAATGTTTGATTCCCTCTGAGTCTGAGCATATGTCTTCCATCCCGCTAAGCGATCCACAAGATTATCAATTTCAAGATCCTCATTTCTGGTGTTATGAGCGAATGTACGTCTGGTGCGTTCAATGTAGTCAGAGCTGCTGCTGCGTGAAATGGGAGGTGGTAAAGATGGGAAACTAGCTGTCGAAGTGGATAATGAACGAGGTGCTGCAGCTCCCAGCTCCGAGAGACTTCTTCTATCATAGTCATCATCGTCAGCAGTTTCTGCCTTCATCCTAGCAAACATATTGCTATCCACATCATCCCAATCAAGCTCATCCTGCTCTGGAAAATCGAAATCTCCAGTGAAAAATCCTTCTGGTGGAAGCCAGGCTGAGTTCATAACAGCGTTAGTGAAAAAATTGGGAGACAATAGAGCGGCTCTACGCAGATAATCCATGAGCCTGTTTATAAAATCCCTATGTCTGGCATAAAAACTAGGGGACAGATTGGCAGACGTCAAATCCAGAGCGGTCGAAGGCGTAGCACCATCTTGCATAAGATAAAGTGCCACAGATTGCTGAATGTACCGCAGCGCCCTCTCCTCATCAGCCGACAAAGTGTACTGCCTCGGGATGCGTCTATGCTTGTTGGTTAACAAGAAATTGAGTGTAGCTTGCAGATTCTGACCGTCTTCATGACCGAGTGCGCGGCTGACACTCGTAATTTCATTGTATGTCGCCTCATCCAACCTAGTAGTGCCTATAGCCTCTCTATACAGAGTTAACAGATGTCCGATGTAAGAATCACGATTAAACCTTACGTAATCTGTAAATGGCGCCACTATCAGCAACAGTAAACGAGTATTTGGTGTAAGTATAGAAGATATGGAAGCCCTGTCGGTTACGGGAGCCATAACGCCCCAAAGGGGTTGTAGATTTTCGAACGCCGTGCTCAGGTTTACTGTCTGAGAACCATTTCTCGAAGTAGAAAAGAAGTAATGAGGTCCAGACTGATATACATCCGTTTGAGGGACTTCACTGACTAACATCTTGAGCGCACTTAAAAAAGCCATGTAATCGTCTTGTCCTCGTGGTACATGAGCAGGAATCTTATTGTAAAAAGCATTGAGAGTCACAATGGAAGCCAGAGATGGAGCATCTGCAGTCCTCTCCTTGATGGCAACAGCTTGTCTAACGTCCTGCACCAACCTATCTAAATTAGTTTGAAGATTCGTACTATTGTATCTGGACACACGTTCAAGCAAAGCATTGTACATTTGTCCCGCTTCATCTGGTCTAACGGCTCCGTTTTGCACCAAAGCATTTACAATAGATAAGATTTTCTGATGGGTAGGATCTTTTCTAGAAGGAATAGTCGCTTCCAAAATGGCATCAAATCGATTTGCTCGTGGTTGAGAAGCAAATTTTTGTGGATTTGAGGCCGTCAAGGCCATGATTCTTCGAAAACTGCTGTCCCAGTCCACAGATGAGGCGGCCTCCCCTTGAAACGCGGCACGTGATGCGGGGTTTTCACTATTCATAGTGTCAAGCTAAACAAAAAGGGTGTGACGATTTAATATTCTTCATCATCGTCACTGGGATTATGTCGACGGGGCGTGACAGAATGTCCATCACCATTGGTTAGAGCGCGCCTTAGATGGCGCATTAATTCTACATCACTCAATTCACGGGTACGTCCTGAGCTGACCACCCGTTGCATACGCTCGTTCCTGTAGATACCAATGTCATCGCTCAGAGTTAAAATCTTCAGGATCATTCTCATGTAAAACGTGGTGACCTTAACCTCTTTATCTAGAGGCACGAACGGACTATCATATATCTTTCGCGCGTAAAATCGACCCAAACTCATGGCCGCATAATTCACAGCCGCCACTTTCTCTGAAAGAGGTAAATTGTGTTCCTGGACGATTATAGATTGTAAGACATTGATTAGATCCAACAGCCACCGCCCTTCCGGTTCCGCTATATTCAACAGCGATTCTTTAAAAATTCCATCATCCCTGGCATGCGACACTATCAAAAACAGCTGAGCAGTCAGACTCTTGCTACGTGGATTGGTTAGAAACGCCTCAACAAAATCCCACAGATGCATCAAGCCTATACAGACTTCTTCGCGAGACAGCAGTGTCCTCACATGATTATTAAAAGACTCTTGAAAATTGCGCTCCTCTTTCACCGTCTGTTGGTATGCAGTTGCGAGCGACGCCGCTTCCAAATGAGCGCGAGCCTGACTTATCGGTGCCCCGCTTTCAGGCACTTCAAAATCATCATCAGTTACTTTGTAATCCCGTGGAAGTCTGATTTCACGTCCCGCCTTTAAACGGAGATCCCTGATTCCTTCTGGATACTCCCCTTCGTTATCTCTAGCTAAATTTGCCCTGGGAATGTAGGCCTCGCTTGCATCCTTCTTGATTGCCACTCGCGGATGTCTCTCCGGATCTGTGGTAAGTCTGGCTATCCCCTCGCCCTCGTCCGGCAACAGGGACTCTGGCTCAGTGTTAGAAGCGGTGACGATGGCAGAATGATGAGAATCATTCTTAGGAAGAGGCTTCATTTGTCGCAAAACAGGATGCATCTGTAAAGGTCACATTTTTCCCCTTAACAGAACGCGATCGACTGCGCACGACTGACTGGTCAGAGTGTGTACACTATGGAACTATTCCGTCCGCTTAGAAATCTATGGAACAGAGCTCAAGACTGGACTCCCGCATCTGTGAGCGCTGCCGGCATAACATGGATGTCGCGATTCATCTACAGATATCCTCGCCTCATGCTTATGAATCTATCACCAAGAGAACCAGCGACACTGCGGTGGCCACTGTACTCCTTTCCCCCACCTCACTTCTTAGTAGGCTACCAATACGTCGTCCGCGTGTGCAATGATTACATCTTTGATACCCGCGCGTACAGTCGCATCAGATACTCACAGATTTTGGCACCTCATCAACAATTGGTAAACTGGTCTCTCCTTGCTAACTGCACTTACACCATCAACACCGGAGCTTACCATCGTTTCTTAGACATGGATAATTTTGATGAAACTTTAAATCAGATTCAACAAGCTATTCTAACTGACAGAGTGGTGGCCGACCTCGCGATGTTACAACCTATGAGAGGATTCGGATCTACACAAGTGGATGGTGAACAGAATGTGCCCGTTGCGCAAATGCTCCAGCAGCAGTACAGGGATATTAGTAGATGTCAGGACCAGGCGTGGGGAATGGCCGACAGGGTGCGTATTCAAAATGCCGGAAGAAAAGATCTCATTATTTTGCAAACTATCAGGAAATTAAAAAATGCCTACTTCCATTACCTTCTTAGCGATAAGAAAAATGATGAAATTCTAAGCTTACCTTGTGATTCTGACTGGCTCGAAGCCTTTGTTGAACGCTTCTCTGATCAAAATCCGGGATTATCGGCAAGTATCAACAGATCGCCCCTGCAGAAGACAATAAAATCAATCATAAGCGCACTTTCCCTGCCGGGAGTTCACCCCGGAAACGCAAACGAACTCACCGGCGGCGCGTTCGAACTCAGACCTAGAGAAAATGGAAGAGCCGTAACAGAACAGATGAGAAGAAACAGAGGTGAAATGATAGAAAGGTTCATAGACAGACTGCCCATCCGACGCCGTCGCCGAAGGGCTCCAGAAATACAAGAAGAGGAAGAAGAGGCTCCTGAGGAAATAATAGAAGAAGAGGAAGAAATTGTATTTGAAAGTGAAGTAAGACGAGCCATATCCAGAGCGATAGAACTGTTGGAACACGAATTAACCGCTACTGCTCGCAGTCAACAATTCTTCAATTTTGCTGTAGATTTCTATTCGGCGATTCAACGCTTGGAAGCACTTGGAGACGTTAACGAGATGACGCTAAGAAGATGGGTCATGTACTTCTTTGTAGCTGAACACGTGGCAACCACTTTAAATTATCTTCATCATCATTTAAGAAACACCGCACCGTTCAACAGAATTGTAGAATTAAACATATCCCAGCTAGTAATGAGAGCTCGCGATGACACTGGTCGCATAGTGTACAGCAGAGTCTGGAACGAGCAAGGTAGTCATTCCCTCCAGACGTTAATGCGCCGTGTCAGCACTGACCTCTCGGCTACTGTTGAGCGCGCCGGCCATGCAGGACTGGATGAAGAAGAAATCGAACAATTTATGACGGACATCGCCTATCATGATAACAGTGGTGATGTGCAAGAAATTTTAAAGCAATTAGAAATGAATGATGTAGATATTGACTCTATTGAATTATCTTTCAGATTCAGACTAACGGGGCCTGTCGTGTTCTCTCAGCATCGGGAAATACAAAAAATAAATCGAAGAGTGGTCAATTTGGCAACAAGATTCCGTCAGGAACGGAGAGAGCTTCCTCCGCTGAATGCGGACATTCGACTGCCGCCCCAACAATGATTCATCCTCCAAAGAAACAAAAGAAAGGTACCGCAGTGGCACCTAGGAGTACCCAATTAGTTTATGGCATAGATGGTGATGGTCAATCCTGGGAGGTTAAATACTACTCGAAAACATACGATGCTCTTCAAGGTATTATATGTCTGCATGGACTGCACCACCTACTAGAAAACTTAAAACCAGATAACGAACTGGACCTGACATACACTGCTTCCTTGCTTGGAATAAAATCATTTGAAATATGGAACATAACCAAAGGAAAAATCACTTTATCTCTCCACGAAGAAGAAATTGAAGAAAAGAATCCATGCTTAAGCAAACTCATGATTTTAAATTTTCATTCCGATCTGAAAATAATTAAATCTGTGGACAAAGTTTATAAATGTCCAGACTGTGGAAGATTTTTTAAAAGTTCCCACTCTTGCAACGTCAGAAGGCGTAATTTCTACTTTCACAACATCAACAAACAATCAGCAGATTGGTGGGAAAGCATCTCTTTTTTCCCAATAGGATCCCATCCGGAAACTGAGAGGTTGTACATAACTTATGACATAGAAACATACACGTGGCACGGTCATTGTGGTAAACAACTTATACCTTTCATGCTAGTCTTCAGCATCACCGGATCTCATAAAATGCAACAGACAGCCGCACGAATCGCCACGGAACAGGGATGGACGGAATGGAAAAGGGATTCAGACAATGTTCCCATTTTTTATTGCCTAAACCCTCAAAAAAGACTAATCGGCCATAAGTTCAAAACGTACAGACATCAACTTCAATTACGCTTCACGCAGGATCTTTGGCAACACTTCCTCCATGAGAATCCTGACGTTGCTCAAGCTGCGGTCGAGAGATTCAACTTACCATCACCTGATGATCTCACACCGTCCATGTTGAAACAACTTAAAATCCAAGGAAGGCCAAAATTTGTGGAAGTGTACATCATAGGTCACAACATTAACGGGTTCGATGAAATAGTCATAGCAGCTCAAGTAATCCAAAACAAGACAGACGTTTGCAATGCATTCACTGTGACCAGAAACTTTATGCCCCGTAACGGCAAAATCCTATTCAATGACATCACATTCGCCTTACCAAACCCCACTTACCAAGCACGCAAAGACTTTTCCCTCTGGGAAGAAGGAGGATGTGATGATTCCGACTTCAGACATCAATTTGTTAAATTCATGGTACGCGACACTTTTGCCCTGACTCACACCAGTCTCAGAAACGCCGCAAAAGCTTACAACCTGTCGGTAGAAAAAGGATCCTGCCCATACCTTGCTGTCAATGAGTTCTACATGAAAGGAACTTACCGTGTAGACGATGATGGCTTCCCACACGAAAGCTATTGGAAAGATAAAGCTGAATACGAGGAAAACAAACTCCTGTGGATAAAAGAAAACGCACCTTATGACATTGTTAAAAAAACCTTGGAATATTGCATTCAAGATGTCAAAGTCACCTACAAGCTGGTTCAAAAACTGTGTGACTCCTATTCCCAGTTCATTAGAGAAGATGTAAAACTTCCTCTTTCACATTTTAACATTTTACAGAGGCCGACTATCAGCTCCAATTCACACGCCATATTCAGGCAGATACTTTACAAACAAGTCAAAACACAGAAAACAAATATGGGAACTGCTATACTAGCGCCCTCTAAAGAAATGTATGAATACGTGAGACAAAGTATTCGTGGTGGAAGATGTTACCCCACCTTCATTGGAGTACTAACTGAACCAATCTATGTTTATGATATCTGTGGAATGTATGCCAGTGCTTTAACCCACCCCTTTCCTTCGGGCCAGCCTTTAGCACCCTACGACAGAAACATTGCTATCATACAGTGGCAAAACAAACTAAACAACCCCTCTCAGATAGATTATTTCAATACGGAATTACTTCCGGGAATCTTTACAATCGACGCTGATCCCCCTTCGGAAGAATGGACCGACACATTGCCACCTTTCTGCAGTCGAAAAGGAGGAAGACTAACATGGACAAATGAATCTCTGAGAGGGGAAATCTGCACGTCTATTGATATGATAACACTACATAATAGAAAATGGAAACTGAGAATAATTCCCGACGAAAGGTGTACGATTTTCCCCGAATGGAAATGCCTCTGCAAAGACTACGTGCAATTGAACATAAAGGCTAAAGAAAAAGCCGACGCGGCAAAAAACCAAACGGTGAGAAGTATAGCAAAACTTCTGTCCAATGCCCTCTACGGCTCATTCGCCACCAAACTTGACAACAAGAAGATAGTATTCGGTGACCAACTACTGGAGTCGGCCAAAGACATAGCCAGTGGAAAAGTATCAATCAAATCAACCTCATTCATTGAAACGGATGATTTCAGCGCGGAAATTTTACCTGAATTCTCCGTCACCTACTCCGCGTGTCACAACGGCGCTCCTCCTGAGAACACCGAAACACGAGAAAATAGTGACAGTGAAGAAGACACCCGCTTAAATACATCTTCAGACCACGCCCATTCATATAATGTCACATACAAACCAATCACATTCTTGGAAGCCGATGACGAACAACTCTGCCTTCACACATTAGAAAAAAACTCAGATATAATAGAAAACAACAGATACCCATCGCAAATTGCATCCTTCGTGTTAGCCTGGACACGCGCTTTCGTGTCAGAATGGGCTACTTTTTTGTTTGAAGAAGACTACGGAAAAGCCATAGAAGACAGACCACTAAAAGCAGTCTACGGAGACACTGACAGTTTGTTTCTAACTAAAGAAGGCAGAAGACTCATGGAAACCCGAGGTAGGAAAAGACTCAAAAAAAATGGTGGCAGATTGGTCTTTGATGAATTAAATCCTGACTTAACATGGCTGGTAGAATGCGAAACCATATGCCAAAAATGTGGGGGTGATGCTTACAGTACAGAATCAGTTTTCCTCGCGCCCAAACTCTATGCGCTGAAAAACACTTTCTGCGACTCCTGTCAATATGAAGGAAAAGGCAAGCTCAGAGCAAAGGGTCACGCTACTGATGGGCTGGATTATGACACTCTGGTTGCATGTTACCTTTCTGACTCGCAACAGGGAACGGAAAAGTTTGCCACATCAAGAATGTCGCTGAAGAGAACACTTGCCAGTGCTCAAAGTCACGCGCATCCGTTCACCGTCACCGAAGCGACCCTGATGAGAACACTCAGACCATGGAAGGACATGACTCTGGTGTACATAGATCAACACCGTTTGACGCCGTACAGCAATCGCAATCCAAACCCAAGAAATCAAGAATCATGCTTGATGGAACTACCATGGAACATGTGAACGAAATATGGGACAAATTGGTCATTTTACAAGACACTTTGGCCAAACTCCCTATGCATGAAGGTCTTAAGCCTTTACAGAACTACAGCTCACTAGATGAACTTAAATCTTTAGGAGGTGACAACCTTTTGACTGAATTGGCCGAAGCCAACAAGGAAATGCGCCACAACTTAAACTGTGTACTGCCTTATGTTCACACCGATGGAACTTGTAAGAGCCTAAACTTCGACATTCAACCTTTAATAGCGGTGATATACGGACCAACGGGATGTGGAAAGTCTCAACTATTAAGAAACCTTATATCCAGCAGACTAATTAATCCTCCCCCCGAAACTGTCTTCTTCATTGCTCCTCAGGTAGATATGATCCCCCCGCAAGAAATGATTGCTTGGCAGACTCAAATATGTGAAGGAAACTTCGGGCACGGTAAAGGTGGCATAATTATTCCCAAAAGTGGGATCCTCATGCCTGAATTTGTGAAAATGTCTTACGATGAGCTAGTGGCGCCTCAGAACTACGACGTCACTCACCCCGAAAACATATTTGCTAAGGCAGCCTCGAAAGGTCCTATAGCTATAATAATGGATGAATGCATGGAAGAACTGGGAGGACATAAAGGGATTGCAAAATTCTTTCATGCTTTTCCATCTAAATTACATGACAGATTTCCCAAATGTACTGGCTATTCTGTCCTAGTAGTTCTACACAATATGAATCCAAGAAAAGACCTCGGTGGAAACATCAGCAATCTCAAAATTCAATCCAAGATGCATCTCATTAGTCCAAAAATGCATCCTTCCCAGTTGAGTAGATTCATTAACATCTACACCAAAGGTCTGCCCTTAGCCATAAGCCTACTGTTAAAAGACATTTTCAATTTTCACAGTCAACACTCTAAATTTGACTGGATTATTTACAACACATGCCCTCCTCATGAATCCCTTCAATGGATGTACCTTCACCCTACTGAGGGATTGATGCCCATGTACTTAGATGTGCAATGCTTTTTGTATGCCATATTAGAGAAGCTGAATAAAGTTATAATGAATAGACAACGCTGGAGCAAGTATTATCATAACAATAAACGTTTATTGAAGTATTTATTTTGTCTATTGCATCATTTGATCGTCACCACCAGCCCTACCATTGGGATAATCAGAATCATGATTTAAAGTCATTAAAGTTCCAAACGATGGGACAACATGACTAGCTTCAACATTATAAAGAGCTATATTGTTTCCGCTGCATCCAATGAAATACACTTTACTATTATTTGTTTGATTTTCCCTACCAATAGCAAGTCTAGACTGAGTATTATTCCCTGCATTACCCATAAACGTACAACCAGTAAAACAAAAAGTTTTTAAACTAGAACCAGTTGAAAACCCTTTAAGATCGATGCCTGTATACCACAGTACATTGTTTGAAAAAGTGGGAGGAAATGTAAGTGAACTATCAAAGTAAAAACCAGCCAATCTCGTTATCTGTCTACCGTCTGCCAACGTGAATGCCGCAGGCCACAGACAGCCGCTGTCACCGTGATTTAACGTATTTCCGGTGAAAGCATCGTGTGCTGGGTTTTCTTTATTGTTCCCCTCATACCACATCCCAGCCTCAACGTGCAAATATGCACATTTACAAATAACCATCTGGTTCTCACTCCTCCTCCAATTACCCCCTATTACATTGAAGCATACATGGCAGTCAAAAAACATATTCATGGTTGCTACAGAATATTCTGCCCTACCACTATTTGAAATACCAATGCGGCACTTTCTAAACCTACATGCTGTAATAAGATGTTGTTGTTGCCAATTTGAAGTGCCATATAGGTTATCATCCCTAAACCACAGAGCAGATCCATTAAAATTATCAAATGAACAATTTATTACACTCCCTTTCCAAGCATTAGTAAACCAAATAGCACTTTTATCTAGAAAATTAGCAGACATAGGTTGGGTCCTATCCACATCTTCATTCCCATCAAAGAAAATATCATAAATGGTTACAGGTACATCATAGGCCTTAATCCTTTCACCAGCAGTAATTTCAAGTATGGGACCCGCCCCCAGCAAGCGTACAATTGCTCCCTGCCCGTAAATTGTCACTGGTTTAGTAATTTTTATTCCACCCCAACTATATACAGCACCAGCCCTCAAATATACTGCAGCATTATTGTTCAGATAAAAAGTAGGATCTTCATCAGGTGGAATAACCACAAAGTTGCCAACTTGCTGATCTTCAGTGAGCGGTGGGTCGTTGAATGGATTCGGTTGATTTGACGGTGGCACGAGCTCGCCATCCACAGTAGAGCCATAAACATCACATCTCACTCCAGCCCATAACTTCTGTTTAGCGGTCAAGAAAGGAACATGAATAGATCCCGGAGAATTCAGAGCACTGACCGATGGTAAAGGTCTGCCACCTGTGAATAAAATATTAACATGAATGTTGTATCACGGTGATTAACATAAAAAACAAAAAAATACTGATAATGCTACTTACTCATTCTTCATCAGACGAAAACTCCAAAGAATGACACGATTGAGCGTAGGGATCAACCTTCACGTCCTCAGTGATGGAAGTGAAAACAGGAACAGGAGCTAAGTGACGAACTCCACACTCACATTTTGCCATGACAGTGTTGTCCATATCTACTGAAACCATCTTGGATACTTTGATAGACTGATCGTAAGATCCATTCAGTGAAAGCTTGTTCTCAGAGTTCATGTCCAAGCATACATGTGAATAATGAAATGCACAATGATGGGGGCTCAAAACTCCACGTCTGAATCCACAAAATATTCTTGCCCTGTAAAAACTGTTGCCATCCATTTTCGGCCAGAACTTGTGGCGATTTTCAACAATATGCACCGTGCACAAAGGGTTCAACGTGCCACCAAAACAAGTAAGCAAATCCAGGTCTTTATATCTGTCAAGAGTACTAACTACTGCACAGGTAATACTATTATTAATCATTCTCCCAGTCCCACTTGTCAGAAGAAAACAATAAGACTCATCACAAACATTTCCCACTATCTCAAAATCATTTTTAGTAGCTATACAAACTAAGCAATTCTTAAATGTGTTCTGTTTAAGAGTAGCAACATAGTCACCATCACATCTCAGTGGCTTATCGCATGCTGCAAACAAACAGCCCCTGACAACTATACCTGTTGTGCTACGTATACAAGTTCCTGTGAAATTTAAGAAGTCACACCCATGAATCATTAAATGAGAACAAGCAAAGATAACATGACCCTTTATATCATGTGAACCCAAAAACTTAACACCCGTAATAGTTGCGTAATGCATGCCAGTGATAGAAGGCCCACTTAAAGTATTACTGATCACAAAAACAGCACTCGCATGACACTTTACAGTAATTGAAGCTCCATTACCAATCAAATAACAATTTGTTCTGATTAAAACAGGATTAGTGATTTCATAATCTACATCAGGATCTAAAGCAACCTTAACATGTGTATTCAATGCATCTTCTAAACTTTCCCCGGGTTGCAAATGATGTGTCCTTATTTGACAAAAACTATAACGTTCTGTGAAGCTGTCAAAGTCTCCGTTTAACATCTGTTGAATCACATCCGCATAAGTAATCACTTCACGGCTTCTTACTCTCCTTCTTCCTCCCCCAACTCCATTGCCTTCAAGCGGAAATTGATCATCTGCCATAATGTTATCGCTACAGAATCCAAAATAAAATCTGGTAAAAAATCACTGTTTTTTTCCCACACATCCATAACATGAGCCAAAAAAGCCATAGAAGCGACCAGACGGCCAGGACTGGAAACATCAACCTCAGCATTAACAATGTAGCGTAAACCCACAGTGTAACCGAGTTTAAGCATTTCAATAACAGGTTTATCTAAAAAAGAACAAGACTCCAACATTTCCTGCAATTCCGCAGATTTCTCAATTTTAACTTGTCTAACTAATGAAGTAAATTTATCCATAAACAGTAATTCAAACCATGAAGCTCTATTGGAAGCACATTTTAAAATTCTACGCAAGTAAGAAAGATGTCTAAAAGGAGCGATTTCCATGGTGATGCTTACTAAAGCGCGGCAAGGTGCAAAAATGAGACCTTACCTTGAAAACCCAATATTTATACAATTATCTAACCCAACCGTGGTCTCTTAGCTTCCGGTTCGTAATCGATATCAGCCAAATCAGACTCAAACGGGACAGGAGAGTGTAGATCCCCACCTAGAAAAAAGAGAACAATAAAGAACCGTTCATAAAGACTTGAGGAAAAAATCATAAGGAAAAGCAGCACATGCAAACCGACCTATATCGCTAGAGTCCGAAATCGTTGACAAAGTTTCATGACAGACCAAATCAATATCCTCCTCCTCCACATGCGGACCATCTAACGCCCCTAATTGCTCTGGGAAGAACAAATTGACCGCAGATTCACAAGCAGGGTCATCAAGTAGATCAAGATCAAGTAAATCATAGAGACAAGGCACATAACCCTCATCCTCCTCCTCAGAATGTGAATCAGGCGCAAAAAGATCGAGGAGGTCATCGGCAAAGTCCCAGAGAGAAGGGTCCACAGAAAGGAGGAGATGGCGCATGATCCTCACCAGAGCCGCAGAGCGAGCACAGAGCAGTGAGAGAAGAGAGAAACAGTGCCGAGTATAAATACACTCCCAATGACGTAAAAAATCGAAAAAAATAATCATAAGAGAATATTATAGGGCGTGAGGTGAATTTTATGAGGCCTAGGCGGGAAAAGGGAGTCCGTGACAGGGCGCGATGTCCCCAACCGAAAAAGGACAAAGTTCACCGACCGCGTGAGGCCAGATAAGGCAGGGAGAACACGACGCCCGTAATTAACCACCTATGACCCTAAATACCCCGCCAAATAGCACGGAACAGCGATAATTACCGTGGAAATGACCGGACTTCACCCAGCACCGAGGACAGCGCCCGGGGACTTCCGTATTCGCGCCAGACTTTGTCCCGCCATAAAACCCGCCTCTCCCCAGATTGACACGCGGAAGTGCGATGACGTCGCAATGTTTGCACAGTGATAGGTATATTATTGATGA